CTACAAATTGATGATGGACTGTGGACTGAATTCATAGATGCTTATGAGAAAGTTGGGCAAGCGGCAAGTGATTTTGGCAAAACACCCACAGATAACACTTGACAAAAGAATAATGTATGGTATAATCAAGAACATACATGAATAAATATCAAATTGGGCAGGATTTAATCAGAATAGATACAACAACACCTGTATTTGTAACAGTAAAAGATATTTGGCATATATCAAGTATGCGTGATCCTATTTATATATTTGAAAATAATAGTGGTACCGATGAATCTTATTTATGCACAATCGAAGAGTTGAAAATGCTTTATAAGGAATTGAACACTCTTTGCGCTAATTGCTCTGATCATTTATCAAAAATGTTGCAGGATGGCGGAATTTTTGCTAAATTATTCAATATTGAGAATTTTTTATGCGAATTAGGCGAATTATAATAAAATGCACATTTTATTACCTTTAGAACAATACTTTAACTAATTAATTATTATGTTCTATTTTTAAAAGAAATTAATTAATAATGTAGGTGAGCTGAAAAGGAATAAAGAGCTTGACTAAAATACGTAGAGAAACTAATGATATTAGAAAAAAGATTGAATACCTTGTTGAAGAGGTAGGTTTGCCACCATATATTTATTTGAATGATGATACCTTTATTCCCAATAAAGATACCGTGTATTATTCTGGCCCATATTGGTCTAATAAAGAGATTGTTGCGGCGATTGAATCTATCTTGTCTGGGAAGTGGCTTGTAGCAGGAGAAAATGTTTGTTCATTTGAAAAAAAATTTGCTAATTCTATTGGAGATAAATATGGTGTAATGGTTAATAGTGGTTCTTCTGCAAATTTGTTAATGATTGCAGCCATTAAAGATTTTTATAGATGGGAAGATGGATCAGAAATTATTTTATCCAGTATTGGTTTTCCAACAACTTTGTCTGTATTACCACAAAATAATCTGAGACCTGTTTTTGTTGATATAGAACTTGATACTTTTAACTTTAATATAGATTTAATCGAGGAAAAAATTACCGATAAAACAAGGGCAATTTTTCTTTCACCTCCATTAGGAAACCCGCCAGATATGGACAGGCTACTTGAAATATGTTCTTTATATAATCTGGCTTTAATTTTAGATGGTTGCGATAGTCTTGGTTCTCAATGGGATAATCGCCCGCTTAACAAATATGCTGTTGCAACAAGTGAATCTATGTATTCAGCACATATTATTTCATCTATGCAAGGAGGAATAATAACATCCGATAATAAAAAAATAATAAATACTGCTCGAAGAATGGCAACTTGGGGACGGGCTTGTTTTTGTGCTGGTTCTGAAAATTTGTTGCCAAATGGAGTATGCAAACATAGATTTTCAAAATGGCTTGCTCCAAAATATGATAGAATAGTTGATCATCGTTATGTTTTTGATGCGCCGCAGTCGTACAACTTGCTTCCATTAGAAATGCAGGGGGCTATAGCATTAGAACAACTATCAAAAATTGATGAGATTTATGGGCGAAGACTAAGAAGCTATAATACTATTTCGTTCTTATTTGAAAAATATATTGATAATATAAGGTTGCCAAAAGTTTTTAAAAAATCAAATCCGCTATGGTTTGGAGTGGGAATTATTTGCGATAATGTAGAAGTAAAACAAAAATTGGTTGCTTATTTAGAAAAAAATAAAATTCAAACAAGAAATTTGTTTGCCGGGAATTTTTTATTGCATCCAACATTTTCTCATTTAGATGATTATAAAAAATATCCAAATGCAAACAAAGTGTTAGATCAGGTATTTTTTGTTGGTTGTGCACCTCATTATGGAAAAAATATTTTTAATTATATTGAAGATATTTTAAGGGAGTATAATGAATAGGGAAAGTGGTATTTATCAAATTAGAAATTTAATTAATAATAAAAGATATATTGGACAAACATCGAATTTCGAAAATAGAAAGAATTGTCACTTTAGGAGTCTGAAGGGCGGTTATAATAAAAACAAGCACTTGCAAAACGCTTATAATAAATATGGTTTAGAAAACTTTGTCTTTGAGATATTAATTTATTGTGAACGAGAATATCTAACAAAATACGAACAATTTTTTGTTGACAAAGAAAAAGAGTCCCTCTTGTATAATAATAGAATAAAATGTGTGGATAGCAATAAAGGATTTAAATATTCTAAGGAGACAATAAAAAAACGGTCTGGAAAAAATCATCCTATGTACGGAAAGCATCTTTCAAAGGAACATAAACAAAAAATATCAAGGTCGTTATCTGGGGAAAACCACCCCTTTTATGGTCTTAAGGGTAAGAATAACCCTCTGTATGGCAAATGTCATTCTGAAGAAACAAAGAAAAAAATGTCGAAGCATGCCCTTGGGGTGAACAACCCATTCTATGGGAAACATCACACAGAAAAATCAAAACAAAAAATATCAAAAGCAAATTCTGGAAAAAATAGTTATTGGTATGGAAAGCATCTTTCTGAAGAAACAAAGAAAAAAATGTCTGATTCAAGAGCTGGAGAAAATTGTTGTAATTCAAAACTAACTGAAAAGCAAGTATTTGAAATTTTACGCCTATATTATAATAAAAAAGAATTACAAAAAAATATTGCAAAAAAATATAGAATGAGCGATCCCGCAATATCTTTTATTTGTAATGGCAAATCATGGAAAAGAACGCATAAAAAATTTATGGAAGAAAATAATGAATGGCGGTAGATATATTATTTTAGGGGATGGATTACTTGGAAGCGAACTTATTAGGCAAACTGGTTGGGACTATGTAAGTCGTAAAAAGGATGGTTTAGATTTTAATAATATTGTAGATATAGAAAATCGAATTTATCAATATGATCAAATTATAAATTGTATAGCTTATACAAACACATATGATAAAAAAAGGGAACCTGCTTGGACAACAAATTTTGTTTCAGTATTAAATTTGGTTGATTCTTTAAATAGAGTTGGGAAAAAATTTATACATGTGAGCACTGATTACATATATGCAAATTCTGTTTCATTTGCAACCGAAGAGAGTGTTCCATCAAATGCAACTAATTGGTACTCCTATACCAAACTTTTGGCGGATGGGTATATACAAGCTAGATGTAAGGATTATTTACTTATTCGTACATCCTTTAAACCACGCCCATTCCCATATCATAAGGGTTTAATTAATCAGGTTGGCAACTTTGATTACGTAGATGTAATTGCGAACAAAATTGTTCAATTGATTAAAAATAATGCCTTTGGGGTTTACAATGTTGGGACGTCAATGAAAACACAATATGATCTTGGACTTCAGACAAACCCAGATATTGAACCTGTTGATATGATGATTGATGAAAGTATGCCGAGGGATGTTACCATGAATATATCAAAAATGACTGAATTTTTGGAGAAACACAATGACAAAAATTAGTGTCGTTATCCCCTCTTATGAATATAATGGTAAAGGAAAAGAGGCATTAGAATATTCTTTTAAAATTCTGGAAAAACAAACCTTTAAAGATTTTGAAGTTGTTGTACCCGATCATTCTGAACCTGATAATTTTGATATTGAAAATTTGTGTAATGATTGGAAGGATCGTTTAAATATTCATTACGTGCGAAATGAGTCCAATAGAGGAAATCCTTCAGCTAACTTCAATCTTGGTATGGCACTTGCTAAAGGCGAATATATAAAATTTTTGTGTCAGGATGATTTTTTGTATGATAAAAATTCTCTTGAAAAAACTTATAATGAGTTGGTACACACAAATGCTTATTGGTTAGCATCAGATTATATTCATGCGATTAATGATAGAAATAACCTAAAAAATATTCATAGACCTATTATGAATAATAAAATATATATACATAATACATTGGGAACTCCTAGTTGTATTGCAGTAAAAAATTTAAGGTATGAATTACCAATGTTTGACAATAATCTATCTTATGCGTTTGATTGTGATTTTTATTATCGTCTAAAAGCCTCGTTTGGCGATCCTATAATTTTAGATGTGATTACAGTAGTAAATTTTTTGTGGGATGAATCAATTACATCAAATATTTCCCCACTATTGATAAATAAAGAAAATAAATATATTCTTAGAAAATATGGATTTATATAAAATGTGTGTTTATAAGACAACAAATTTAATTAATGGGAAAATTTATATTGGAAAATCAGCAATTAATAAAAAAAGATATATTGGTGGAGGCAAATATCTTAGATTGGCAATAAAGAAATATGGCAGAGAAAATTTTAAAAAAGAAATTTTAGAAAATAATATAGAAAACAAAGATAAATTAAATCAAAGAGAAACATATTGGATAAATTTTTATAATTCAAGGGATCCAAAAATTGGATATAATAGATCGCTGGGAGGGGATGGATTTTCTGGAAAAAGAGATGAATCATTTTGTTTGAAGATATCACAAAATCATGCAGATGTTTCTGGCAAAAATAACCCTTTTTTTGGAAAACGTCATTCTGAAGAAACAAAACAAAAAATGTCAAAAAATCATTGGGATTGTTCTGGAAAGAATAATCCTAATTATGGTGGTTTATCTGAAGAACATTGTAGAAATATTTCGAAGGCAAGAAAAAAATATTTCGAAACCCATAATTCATCAATGAAGGGCAAAAGGCATACTCAAAAAACAAAGGAAAAAATTAGCAATTCATTAAGGGAGTATTATAAAGATAATCCAAAAATAGGATATTCGTTGTCTGATGAATCAAAATTAAAAATTGCTGAACAAGCTATTGGGAAAAAGAAAAAGAAAAATGCTTCAAGTAAATATGTAGGCGTATCTTATAATCAAGCAGAAAGAAAATGGAAATCTAGCATAAAAATACCAGGGCAAAATAGATTATTTTTGGGATCTTTTCATACAGAAATAGAGGCCGCATTAGCTTATAACGAGGCACTTTTATTTTTTTATGGTTGGAAAATGAAGGATAAAATCAACAAAATTTCTAAAGAAGAATATTTGGAATTGTGGAAATTAGATGACGAAAATTAGAGCAAAAGACATAACGCTATTGGCAGTAAGTTCAATAAAAATTTCAGAAACAATACTGGCGCTTCAAAAATCCTCGGAAAATATGATTTTTGATAATATAAAATTAGTATCACACGAAAGACCGATTGGTTTACCAGAACAAATCAAATATGAATATTGCCCGCCGATTAAAAATATAAATGAATATAATTATTATATTTTTAAAAAATTGACTGAGCATATTGATACGAAGTTTTGTTTATTGATACAATATCATGCATATATTGTGGATTACACGTTGTTTAATAATTTCTGGTTGGATTATGACTATATAGGGGCTCCCTGGGTTTATTCTAATACTGCCTATATTACTGATGAAGGAGAGCATATCTCCGTGGGCAACGGTGGTTTCTCTCTTAGATCAAAACAACTTATGGATTTGCCTAGGAAAATGGGTTGGGAATTACAAGAAAGACGGGGTTTTTATAACGAAGATGGAAATTTAACTGTCTATAGGCGCAGAGAAATGCTTGATTTAGGTATAAAGTATGCGCCTGTAGAGGTGGCAGCAAAATTTTCGTATGAAAATCCAGTTCCAGAAAATGGCTACGGAACACTGCCCCATTTTGGATTTCACAGAAATCGTAGTCGATGGATGATAAAAAATGGATATTGAAATTTTATTTGTTCGAACAAAAGAATTAATATTTATATGAAACAAAATAAAAAATGGATTGTTGCTCATTATATCGGAAGCTGGGAGTGGATAAAAGAATATACAGATAATTATATTATTTATGATAAAACAAATACATTAAAAGAAACAGATAAAATCAAGCATCAAAAGAATGTTGGCTATAATATTTATACTATAATGAATTTTATAGTGGAAAACCACAATGATTTACCTGATGTATGCGTATTTATAAAATCCAATGTATTTAAACATTGTAAAAAAGAAACATTTGACAAATTGATTAATAATAATATATTTACTCCAATAGAAGATTATTCTCATGTTCCCGAATCTTATGCGCACAAAAAGGATTCGGATAGCGGATATATGGAGAGAAATAATAGTTGGTATATTAGATCTCATGTACAATCTTATGGCATACAAACCAACAAATATTTAAGAAGTTATAATCAATTTTTAGATATGATGTTTGAGAATCCAAGATACCCCAACTGGATCCGGTTTTCTCCTGGGGCAAATTATATTGTTCCTAAAAATAATATATTGTATTATACAAAAGATTTTTATGAAAAATTAATGTCTTTGGTTGATTATTGTAGGATTCCTGTTGAAGCGCATGTTATTGAAAGAGCCTTGTTTTATGTATTTACCAATAAATGGAGAGAGAAATAGATGATTACTTGTGATTTAACGGGTAATGTGGGCAACCACCAATTTTTTTATGCTTTTACTCGTGTTGTTGCAGAAACTCTTGGGTATAAATTTGGATTTAACCCTATCCCTTCCCATGATTATTTTAATGGACAGGAACAAATGGCGTTCATGGAAATTGATTATGGCATAAAGCATAATGCTAAATATGGGGAAATGCCCGACGGAATAAAAAATGTTTGGCGTGAGAAATATGAAAATATCCCTAATTCTAACGGTGCCTCTTTTCATCCTTATCAACCAGAAGTATTTGAGGTTGAAGATAATACGAAACTGATATTAAGATGTGTTCAAGATGCTCGATATTTTGAAAATAAAAAAAATGAAATGAGGGATTGGTTTAGAATTAGGCCAGAAAAAGAAAAAGAATTCGAGTCCGTATTGAATTCGTATAATATAAATCTAGATGGCAATTTGGTTGTTTTAAACATACGTGGTGGTGAGTATAAAGGAATATCAAGTCTCATATTACAAAAAAAATATTGGCAAGATGCCATAAATATTATGAAGAAGAGAAATTCTAAATATAAATTTTTAGCGGTTACAGATGATGTTACATATACAAATATATTGCTAGATCATAAAATTCCAGTTATTCATAACTCTATTGGTTGTGATTATTATGTTATAAACAAGGCAAAAAACTTGATTATTTCTAATTCATCATTTGCGATTTTGCCTACCTGGCTGAATGAAAATCATCCCAACGTTATTGCACCTAAATACTGGGCAAGACACAATATTAGTGACGGATATTGGGTCTCCAGCAATGTTTGGACTTTTGGTCTAGATGATGGGTGGTGTTTTTTAGGAAGGGATGGAGTTTGTAATGCATAGGGTTATATCTTGTTCACAATTTTTTAACGAACTGGATTTGCTTCAAATTAAAATGCATACTCTTGATCCAATTGTTGATTATTTTGTAATTTCTGAAAGTACAAAGACCCATTCTGGTTTAGATAAGCCCCTATATTTTGAAGAAAATAAAGATAGATTTAAGGAATTTGAACATAAAATTATACATCAAATAATAACCGATACTCCGTCAGATTATACGAATTTAGAATATAATAATGATCTTGATCATGATCATATAGTTGACAAGATTAATAATCAAACTCATTGGAATAAAAACGTTGAAAGCTACGGGAGAGATTCATGGGAAAAAGAAAGCCTAATTATACCAATCTTTCAAATTCCTAACTTAGATTACCAAAATGATATTGTTTTGCTATCAGATCTAGATGAAATTGTTAGGCCATCGGCTTTAAAAAAAGCTATTGACAATTATATTCCTTTCCAGGTTTATCATTTTCAACATCAAATGTTTTATTATTATCTGAATATAGAAAAAAATGAAGAATGGTATGGTACTTTGATGACTTCTTTTGGAAATTTTTATCATAATTCATTTTGTGAAATGAGAACAAATAAAAAAGGAATATTTATTGATAATGGGGGTTGGCATTTTACTTATCAAGGTGGTTTAGATAAAATTCGTCAAAAAATTCATTCCTGGGGTGAACAATCATTAAATACTGATATTGTTAATAATAATCTTGAAAATAATTTTGAAAACTTTATTGCACTCGAAAGGGATTTATTTTTTAGACAATCAAAATTTATTATTAGAGATATTAATGATGGAACTTTTCCAGAATATATTGTAGAGAATAAAGATAAATTTAGCGATTATATATATAAGGGAACCTGATTAATGTATGGAAAACCTATTGAACTTTTATACGATAAGCACAAGGATAAAGAAATATGGGTTGTTGGCACTGGAAAAAGTATAGATGATTTTCCAGAAAATTTTTTTGATGATAAAATAACAATAGGCTTAAATGGTGCAATGTGCAAGTATAATAATTTAAATTATTATCACTATGTTCATACTATATGGTTCGAATATATATTAAATAATAATCCGGAAGCAATTAGTAATTCTATAACATGGTATCTTTCAATGGTGTTTTATTGCAGAGATATTATAATTCCGATAGTGATTTTTATAAAAAGGGCTATGAAAAAATATTATGAATAATTTTAAAAAGCTTTTTCCGCTCATGATTTATATAAATTTAGATCGCCGCGAGGATCGTAATAAACA